TGTAACGGTGTAGCATCTGCATCCGGATCCCAGGAGTCCGCCAATCCTGTAACGGCATCGATCCGAGCCACCCGGTTCCTGAATACTGCGCCAATCGCGGCGAAGTCCCCGATGACGTAGATCCCAGTGGGGTCCACTATGATTCGGCGAGTTGAATAACTCGAATTGGGGTTCCACGAATCAGCCAACCCTGTAGTGGGACTCAGCCGAGCAATGCGGTTACGAACTGCTCCTCCGATCGATGTGAAAGACCCAACCGTATAGATGCCGGCGGCATCTACAACCATATGCTGTATATTCTGGGATGCGTTGGGGTTCCAGGAGTCGGCGACGCCTGTGACTTTATCAATCCGGGCGATGTAGTTGCGGGCGGCTCCACCTGCCAACGCAAAAGAGCCTCCCAAATAGATGCCGTTCCCATCCTCTGCAACAGCATTGACCCCAAAACCATCGGTGCCCGGGTCCCAAACATCAGCGAGTCCGGTGATTGGATCGATTCGAGCAATGTTCGACCGTGCGGCTCCACCAATGGTGGTGTACCGGCCACCCACATAGACCCCGTCCACACCGACAACGACACAATAGACGTTTTGATCGCAGTTAGGATCCCAGGAGGTCACCAGCCCGTTGCTGTCCAGGTGACACACCCGGTTACGGGCGTAGGTCCCGACGGAATCGGTGACGGAGGTGAAAGCCCCCCCAACATAGTAGCCGCCCGATCCATCGGGAGCCATAGCAGCACTGCTACCGTTGAACGAAGGGGCCACGAAGAAATCGGGATACACAGCATCCACGGTGGGGGAGGCCAACCCGAAGTCCGGGCTAATCGGATCCGGTGCTACCGCCACCGGGATGTGGACCTCAACAGGAGCCAGACCGAAGTCGGGGCTGATGGGGTCAGGGATGACCGGGTAGGCCAAGTAGAAATCTTGGAGCTTGTCCGACATCGACCCGGAGTTGTCCTCGACCAGCGGGACCGCAATCCCACCCGAGGTCACCCCGGAGAGCTTCAGGTTGATGCTCGCCTGTTGCTCCACTCCCTGCCCAGGAATCAACCGACGCTTGCTGGGGTAGAGGTGAGCCGATCCCGGTCCAAGAGTCCCTCCACCGAGCCCGTAGGAGCCACCAGAGGCAAACAAAAGACCGCCCGAGGGGTCATAGGACGCATCCTTGGGGGTCACCACCTTCTGCCAGAACTGCGTGCCTTCAAAGGCAAAGACCTCGGCCCCTACGGCTTTGCCGACTTTGGCTCCCGTGGCGAAATGGTTCGCCATGAACCCCGCGCCACCAAGAGGTGCCCCAAGCCCCGTCAGAGAGTAGATGTCTTCGCCTTCATCGGTGGCCAGGCCTGAGAACCCTGTACCCGGCCCACCTTCGCAGATAGCCGCAAGAAGCCCTGTGGACCCGCCGTTGCTGACCTCAATGAACTCCAGATCCTCGTAATGGGTCCCAGCCACATCAGTGTAGGTAAGCACCCCGTCCACCACGGAAACCACAGCGTTGCCCACCTGACTCTTCGGAATCGGCGGGGTCCCCTCGTTGAGGAGGGTGACGCCATCGAGCAAAGGCTGGAGAGCCAGGTAGGTGTTCGTCACCGGCTTACCCGGCAAGAACATCACCGTGACGTTGGCGTGCTCCGCAGAGAACTCCCGAACCTCCCCAGTCAAAGGATCCGGCTGGAGGGTGAGGATCTGAGCAAGGGAGTCGAATTTCCAGTAGTCGCTCGTCCAGATCGTGGACCCGTCGATGACCTTGTACACGCTCTTGGCGTAGAGGTGTGTGGGCATCAAGCTCAGACGTGTCGTGTCCATCGTCTGGATGATGACGGTCTCCAACGCACGGTCCTGCCCCAGCTCTCCACTCGTGATGACGTTGAACTGGTTGAGGACCATATGCTCTGGGGCAATGCGGTCCTCGGTTGGGTGCTTGAAGAGCTGGTAACGTACCCAGTCCCACCGGGACTGAGAGAGGTTCTGTGAGTTGATGGACCCCCAGGTGATCAACCCAAGATTGTTGCCAGGGCTGCGGGGGAGATCCCGATACTCGACGTTGATCCAGCCAGCAGAAGGCCCTCTGTCAGAGTCGCCCGCCGAATACCAAGGTGGATCCACCCCTGGAACCAAGGGGATGTCCGGCCGGAGGATGGTGACACCCCACGTCGGGTCACGGTATGCCCGCAACGTGATGTCTGACCGCCAGTCCCACCACTCGATTGCCGGTCCTGTGGCCCATGAGTTGGGAGCTGTCGCGACATCCGTGCGGGGCAGCTCGTAGTTGTTGATGTCCGTGAGGTCCAAGGGCTCGCTGATGCCCCGCACAACTCCCACTGTCCGTACCAGGTCGGCAGGGGCCTGAGCGTGGACGTGGGCGTAATGCCACTCCACCGTCGCCGTGATGTCGGGGTCATAGAGGTTGGCGAGGTCACGTCCAGAACAACCGAAGAAGGCCTGGGTGTTGTTGACGCCCCCTGTGAAAAGGGTGAACGCCACCGCAGGAGCCTGAACCACATCGTCGATGACCAGGGTCACCGTATCCAGCAGACGGTCGGCCAGCACACGATAGGTGTGAACCTCCCCCGTCCAGTCGAACGTATACGCCTGAACCACGGCCCCCGAAGCCGTCCGAAGACGGACCTCCTCGTTGCCCGAGGTCCCTGCAATCTCCACCTGCACCACGGCATAAGGAGTCGTGGTCCCGACCATCTGGCAGCCGACCACGATGCCCGTGTCCCCAGCAGCATTGGGAGTCACGGCCACTACTTCGAGCTTGGTTTCCAGGATCCGGCCTTCATCCTCCTGGATGATGGTCTCCCCGCCAACTCCCCAGGTGAGGAAAGCCTCCCATCGTCCTCGATTGTCCTCGTCCTGCTGCGTGACGAACTGAGCCCCTTCGTGCAGCCCAGTCAGGGTGGAGCCCGTCTCGGCAACCCAGTCCATCTGCTCCGGCGGCACGAGCCCTGCCATGCTCACCTGTGGCAAAGTCACCAGGCTCCGGTAGAGGGTCGGATCCGCTGAGAAGTTCTCCCGCACGAGCAAGGCACGAACCCGGACGACACGGTTGGTGTCGTCGAGGTCGATCCCGACACACCCAGAACCATCCGTGGCCGTGTCGATGTGGAGCGTAGCCTGGAAATCGAGGGTGGAGTCCGGGGCAAAGAAGGGCTCCACCCGGGTGTAATCCAACCCCATCAGAACGGCGTCATCCGTTGATGTTGCCTTGAGGAGCAAGGAGCCCGAGCCCACCGTGGTGTCCCCGAACATCGTGGAGGGCCACCACGGCGCTATGGGGTTGTCATCCGGCAGGACAGTCATCTCGGTGTTCACAGAGACGGAATGGCCCTTCAAGAACACCTGATCCGGGATGAGACCGTAGCGCAAGAATGACCAGGTTGCCCGGCTGGTTGCTTGGCGACTCAGGGAGCCCCAGAACACCTGGCCCACGATCTCTCGCGGAAGGAGCAGAGTCGTCTGCGAAGCGGTGGGCAGGGCAGGGACGTTGCCGTCGATGGTTGCCACCACCCCCGCCGTCTCACCAGAGATCCGCAACTCCGCAAGCTGCTGACTGTTGTCCAGATCGATACGGTAGGTGAACGGCTTGGTGCTCGCCCGCGTCTCGAACACCATCTCGGTGTACTTGTTGCCGAAAACATCCCAGGGGGATGGCAACGCCGGGGTGAACTCGACCGTCGTCGTCCCATTGCTCTGGGCGGTCACGGACGTCGCGGTGTAGACCCCGATCTGGGTGCCTTCCATCCTCTGGAACCGGGAGCCCACGATGAACCCCGTCGGCACCTGCACGGTGGGGAAAGCACCCGTCGTCTGAGAGGAGGCCGTCAAGATAGCTCGGGGGCCGATGTCCCAGGCGGACCACTCATGGAGCCGCTTCGGGTTGAGCAAGAGCCCAACGTGCTCAACTCCATTCACCCGCAGGATGCCACAGAAGTAGAGGTATCGGTTGTCGTGCAGGCCAAAGCCCACCCCAGTGAACACACCCTCCGTCGTAGGTGTGGTTGGCAGGCCGCCTGGATTGGGATGATCGGAATCGAACAGGACCGAGGCCACCTGGAATCGAGCCACCAAGTTGATGCTCGATGGGTAGGTCAGGTCGAGCCCTCGATGATAGGTCGTCGCCGAGCTATTGGGAACCTCACCCAATAAGGGGTCGATGATGGTGTAGGTCCCGAGGTCCAGACCCGTGTCGGAGTCGTGGCTCACCCCACCGTAGTCCGTGCCATCCAGAGCCCAAGCGGGCACTGCGACCACAGGCTTGACCAGTCCCTCATAGGCGGCACTGACACCCCCTACAAAGCGCTCGAACCCAGGCACAGAGACACGCCCCGGGGCCTGATTGAGCAACAGAGTCGTGGGGCTGTTGATCAGGGCCGAGTAGGCCCGCTCAAACCCCAGGTAGCGGTGGCCAATGTAGAGGGGCTTAACCCGATCAATTGGCCCCAGCACGATGTTCATCGGGAACCGGCTGGTGTCAACCGCCCCCTTCGGGAACCCAGGGTTGGCCCAGAAATCTGGTTGGCCGGGCAGCACCTGATTCTGGTCACCGTGTGCTGCGGGGTCGTGATGACCGTGGCGGCAGTCGAACTTGTTCAGCACCAGGCCCGGGGTGTTCAGCCCAGCCATCTCCATGATGGGAGACTTGAACCAGACGTAGTCCACCGTGACCACGACCGTGCCCGGTGGGGTCAGAGCCAGCGGAACCGCCAGGACGATCTCACCAATGTACGGGTTGACCGAGGCTACTGTGACCTCAAGACCATCCACCCACACCGTGACATCCTGCTTGGTAGCAGGCGTGGCGTCTCCCCAGTTCTTGACCAGAGGGCCTCGCTGGGTGAGGAACCGGTCCCTGGTCAGCACACCGCCGGAGCCATCCTCTACGAAGAACAGGCTGGCGTCCTCTCCCGTGACCTGATGAGGTTCTTGTACCCCGAGCCGGTCCACCGAGACGGTGAACTGCTGGCCCGTGGTTGCAACCTTCATCCGGCGGTCGAGACGAAGCAGGCAGAGAGCGACCCGCACTCGGGTTCCGGGGCCTGCGGCTTCACCCACCGGGCCACCGTCATTTCCCTGCACCCACTTGAGCCGGTAGGACCCAGCATTGGGTCCCGTAGCAAAAGTCAGCACCTCCCCTTCGGCCGCCAAGCTCCAGTTTTGGTCTGCATCCTCAATCACATCTCCTGTGACCGTAGCAAATCCCAATAGGCCGCTCGGAACCGTCGTGTATGCCCTCGCGGTGGCATCCGTACCCACAGGAAACGCAAGTACGTCCTTGACCCGGTAACGGCCCACCTGCCGCCAATCTGTAGAGGCACCTGTACCTTCCAGACCACCAATGTGGATTGAGTTGGGTCCTGAGAGGACCACCAAATCGGCACCAACGGAGATCTGGTCGAACTCCACAGTGGTGTCGCTGAACAGAGTCCGATCAGTCCAGGTGATCCCAGCCGATCCAGAGACTTGCTTGGTCCCGCAACAGAACTTGCGGAAGTCCTCGTAGTAGTAGCTCGACAGATCCCAAGAGGATGATGCGGAGAAGAACTGCCCGAAGACTTCCGTGAACAGGTGCCGGTACTCATACAAGGTGTGGGCGGGCTTCAACGCCCGCATCACGATGCGAACGTTCTCCTGAAGGACGTAGGGGTCCTCAGGAAACCGCTCCAGCCCCGTGTCAGGATCCGTGTACGAGGCATTGATCTTGAACTCGAACTGGTCGTCCAGCCCCCATGCCGAACCAGGCTGGATCTCCCAGCGCCCCGTTGTGGCGTTCCAGACCTTCCTCGTGGTGCTCCGAGCTTCAAGGGCCTTTTCGATGACCGTGAACGTGGCTGCCGACAGCAGCTCAAGCCCGCCCTCGATGGTGGACTTCGTTGCCCCCTGGAGCAGGAGCTGAACCATCCGCTTGAGGAACTCTCGATAGGTCAGGTCGCCTTTGAGGGTCGGGAACCCATCCGTGGTGGCATCCGGGAACACCAGGCTACCAAGGAGCTGAAACAGGAACTCGCCGCGAACGTAGTCATAGTCGGAGTCCGCGAAGGCTTCCTGTGCGGTGATCTGGAAATCTGCGATGGCCTCCGCCGCCGCTTGAAACTGGATGGTGTAGAAGGGACCCTGAACCTGTGAGACGTAGTTCGAGGGGAGGAGCTGGAGGAAGACAGACATGATGCTGTCCACCTGCTCCCGCCGGGTGTTGATACGGCCCTGCCCGCTTCCCCCCACTGGGGAAGGGTTCTGCACCAGCAAGCTCGGAAGCAGATTCTTGTCAGCGGGCTTGTCGGCCATCAGCCCTTCTCCATCCGAGTATAGGTGGACTCAACCGTCCCCCACTCGTCCTGCCAGTCCCGTACCCTGGACAAGAAAGCATCCTGGGTGTTTTCGGGGCTAGGGCAACCCCGTAGGAGGGGATGGGACCATACCCTCTTGTGCACGTCGTCGATGAGGAGAGGACGTTCGATCTGTTGGCCTTCAGCATCAAAGACCCGGATCTTCTCGTTCTTGATGGCTTCACGGTCGTAGATCATCAGCTCACCTGGTCGTACACGAAGTTCAGGTTCCCGAGCACCAGGTACTCGATAGGACCAGGTTCGATGTTCTTGACCCCTGTATCCCCCATCACGACGTAGGTCACGGCATAGTCGTGCAGTGTCGGGGTGTCCAGTGGACTCCCACCAGGCACGAAACTCACCAGGACTCGATTGCTGGTGATCAATTTGCGGATCCGCAGGATCTCTGCCTCCCGCTTGTCCACGTCACTGGGAATAACGTAGTTGGCTTCGATGGTCGTGTTGTCCGAGTAGCCCGGGATGTCCAGGCCATCCTTCCCGATGATGAAGCAACCACCAGCGGAAGCCCTGAGCGGGAATCCGTTGCTGTTCGGTGCGGTCTCCTGATGGACAAGGGCCGCCTCATCTTGGAACACACCCCGGAAATCCTTGCGCTCACCACCGGCATTGGAGGTGGCTGCATCCAGGGCATTGAGGAGGAGGTACACGTTAGTAGTGGCCGAAGACCACCCTGCCACACGGAAAGAATCCCCGTCAGTGTCCGTGGTGATGACCTCACGGACGACTTGGGCGGAGTCACCACGGACCATCTTGGTCAACGGGGTCACCACATAATCCACCCCTGTCACCGCATCAAGGACACGAATTACATCCGACTGGCGAACCGGGATGCCCAGCCCGAAGTTCCCGAACAACCGAGCCAGTGCCGTGCGGACGTTGCTATCCACAGTCCGTTCATTGGTGTTGGGCTGGAGGACGATGGTAGCCGAGAGGTCCACTGGGACCTCCACAGCCCACTTCGCGATGACATCCGCTGTGATGTGAGACTCGTTGTCAACAGTGTCCTGCACGGCTGCGACAACCGCGTTGGCAAGATACTCCACGATGAAGTTCTCGTCGTGGGAGTAGTCCACGAGGACCGTCTGCCCCTCGACGATGCGGCTGGCATCCGTAATCTGGATGCCCAGAGGAGTAGTCTCATCACCATAGATGATGGTGAAATCCCGCTGGGGGTCCGTCGAGAGAGGACCGTTGTACTCAATGGTTCGGTCGAAGTTCCAGACACGCACCGTCAGGTGGTTGGCCCCGAGGTTGTCAAGGTACTCAATGCCAGTGAGTATCGAGTGGCTCTCCCCTGTCACCGTCAGAGGTGTTGATGACGGGATGGTGGCCCCACTGGTCAGTGGTTCCGTCACCTGCACATAGTCCCCGGCCATTGTGGAGCGCCCCAGCACCAAGGGGTCCGAAGCTCGGTAGAGGTCGTAGAGGCCCTCTGCAAGAAGACCTGTCTGCTCCCCCTCGAACCGAGACACCGAGATGACCGGCTGCCGGGTGAGCACGAACTTGTTGCTCGTCCGGTAGCGGTAACTACCCCGGAACTCATCGGTTAGAGCATGAACGGTGGGGTCGTTGTAGTCCGTCGAGAGCTGGATCTCGTTGTAGGCGACGTACTCCACGTCGGTCAGGTCGAACAGAAGACTTTTGGTGATGTTCTCAAACACCAGGTCGAGCGTGGGTAGGTCGAGCATCTCGATGAGCGGGTTGTCTGCACTCAGTGCTGGGTCTATGGCCCGGAACCGCAACGTAGCCAAGTCCCCGACCGGCTCGAACTGCTGATGGTCTCGTGTCTCGAAGGCGAAAGCGAAAACGTCTGTCACCCGAGCCTGGGACTCACCCCGAGACCAGATGTCCACCTTGCCGCCAAGGTGCCTCCCAGCCTCATTCCGGTCACGCATCATCAGGCGATGACCTGCATGGATGACGCTCACCTGGGCGACGCCAGGGGTGCCCGTGGCATTGTTGACGTAGCCTTGAAGGGTCCCGGAGTCTACAGAGGCCAGGACTCGCAGAGCCCGCAGGGCGAGGTCACGATTGGACTCCCGGTCCGTACCTCCGAAGGTCGGGGACTCATTCGTGACCCGGACGTTGAGGTCGTTGTTGCGGATGACGGTGATCTGCCCACCCGCCAGGTTCCCTGCGGAGCCCGCAAAGTCAGCCTGGATGAACGCACGGCCGATGTAGCGACCTGTCTTAGGGTTGTAGTTCCGACCGACTCCCGTGGGGGAGATCAGTGCCGTGGACGTCGTGCGGAACGTGGCCTGCCCTGCCGAGAGGAGTGTACCGATGCTCTTGGTGATGGATGTCGTCGGCTTGTCCACGACGTAGAACGTCACCTCACCACGGGCTCGCTTCCCACCCTCTCGGATCACCCCGTGGTTGCTAGCGAGCTTGTCGAAGGCATTGTCGATGATCGTCTGTACTTGATCATCGCTCGTCAGGTGAAAAGCCTCTCGCAGAGCTGTCTTGTAGCTCGACTGGCTCACCGCTACAGAGAAACCCGACAACGTGGGGTCGTCGATGAGAAGCAGGGTGGCAAAGCTCTGGGCGTTGTGCAGGAAATCGACGATGAACCGAATCCGGTCGGCCTCGGTGGCGAAAGGGTCAAGGAACGTATCCCGCAAAGCCGACCCAGGGTCCACACGCACCTGTGGCTGGCTCCTGTAGATGGACAACACAGCCTTGCGGACCATCTGCTGCCGAGTCACCTGGGGGAAGGAACCCACCGTGGGCATGATCCGCAACGGTGCCCCGACCACCTCAGGGGAAAAAAAGCTCTCGTACTCCACCCCGTCGATGAGATGGACGGCCGTAACGACGTAGTAGAGTGGTGCATTCTCGGGCACCGTGGACAACTCTGTGTGGGGCAGAGCCGGGTAGGTGCTGCTCAGCGTGGCCTGGCGGTCATGCTCGAAAGTGTATCTGCGGGTCTCCCGTACACTCTTGATGGTGGTCTCCACCCGGAGCCGGTCGGTCGTCTCAGGGATGTTCAGCAGCTCGTCGAAGCTGACACCCAACTCGACATCGTTCCGGTCTTCCTGTGACCCCCGCATACGGAAGTACATGGGGTCAGCCGCATGGAACCCTTCGGAATCGAGGATGACGTTGCTGTCCACGACCATGGAGGCCAGGTCAGTCTCTGCCTCCACCACCTCACCAGAGATGACCATCGAAGGGTTGAGCCTGTAGTAGCCCACGTCCCCGCCGCCGGGCTGGGGGCTGGCATAGAAGTGGTAGCCGACCACATTCTCATTGTTCTCGATGCCCTCAGCCGTGACTTTGACGGTTGCGTTGAATCGCTCCAGATAAATCCCGGTTGGACCTGCAACCAAGGCCCCGATGTCGGCCTCGGTTGAGAGGTTGGCCTCCAGGACCGCCAACTGCGTGGCGGAACCATTCGTGAGGATGGCTTTCACCCGGATGTTGTTGCTGCCCGCAAGAAGCTGGAGCCCGTCCGGGTACGCGGATGGGTTGGGGACCGTGAACGTCGTCCCCTCGAAGGTGATGAGGTCGGAGTCACTGGTGAAGGCCCCACCACGGATAGACACCTGCATGTCCGCTGTGTCCGCTGGCGTCGTCCCTGTGAAAAACTGCTGCGAGAGCGTGGTGGACAGAACGTAGTTCTGCCGCAGGACGTTATCGGGAGCATTGAACTGGGGGTAACTCGCCATCACTGGCCTCCGGTCAGGCGGTTGCGGTCATTCACCGCAAGGCCCCACAGTTGCTCTGTCCCCAGCCCCGCAGCTTCCGTGCCGAGCATCAGACCATTACGCCCCATCAGGGCGACAACTTCAGGAACCGAGAACACGATGTTCAACTCGATGGGCTGCCCCGAGGAGTTCTGGACCGACACCTCAATGAGGTAGGTCGTCGGGTCTTGAGCGTGTCGTTTCACGTTGACAGCGAGCACAGCGTAGAGCCGTTCCTTGAACGACATCTGCTGGTACTTGGCCTGGTCAGCCTGAAGGGACTGCAACTGGCCCAGTGCTTTCCGCACATCCTCGCTCAGCACTGAAGCCACGCCCGAGAGAGCCTTGGTTCCGATACGCTGCCGCAGCGTGGTGCCGTACCAAGGATAGAACGGGTTGGACCCACGATCTGTCAGCAGAATCTTGAGGGCCGCCTGGTAGAGCAGGTCCTCATTCTGGATGATGATCATGTTGCCGCTCTCATCGAACCGGTAGTCGTTCTCGATGAAGCTGGCTTGGCACCGCAGGCACCGCTGCACTGGGACCGAGTAGGTCACCTTGAGCATCGGGTTGGACCGGATGGGCTTGCGGAATCGAACAAACTGATTGGTGATGGTATCCGGGCGGAGGTACAGGTCCCATCCGGGGTAGACCTCACGACCGTAGGCCGCCCACGGTCGGTCGGAGAGGCCCGGTTGACCGAAACCCAAGCCCCCGGTCGCCGACCCTGTCACTTTCACGAAGGCCAACGGACCAACGGTGTTGGGGTCCACCAACACCAGGTATCCATTGTCGTTACGGACTTCAACGTGGGTCCAGCCTGCGATCTGTACTCGGCGAATCACCTGGTCTGTCGTCAACCGGATGAGAACTCGGTTCCCAAAGTCCAGTGTCTCGGAACCCCCGGTCGTCTCGACCGTGAAAATGCTCTCGTTCGGGATGATGTCAAAAGGTCCTGACACCGAGCTAGACAGCACCGCTGCCGAGTAGACCCCCTGACGAGGGATGAGGAAATCATCGTTGGCCAGCACACGCACCTGACCAAGGGCGGCAATAGGCTGCCGAGGGTCAAGAGACCTACGGTCCTCCCCCAAGGGCACCACTTCCTCCACCGTTAGGTGGGGGCATGGCCAGGCAAGTTGGAACTCGATGGACATCGCTCTCCTCGGTCCTCTTATTCTTCGGGGTATAGGCCCGAAACCGTCAGCCCATCAGCCCCATGCCATCACCAGGCTCATCCTCCAGCGCGAACCGCAAGAATCCCAGCGTGGGGCTCGGCTTGAACCCTGTGGGGAGACCCGAGTCACCCACGTCGTAGAGCAGGCCGTACATCTCGGCGATCACCACCTGCACCAGCCGGTTGGGGTCAAACTTGGCATCGTCTCGGGAGGGCATGTCCACCAGCAACCCTCCGAAGGCCTCCATCAACGTCTCTTGCCGTTCGAGACGAAGTTGCTCCCAACAGTCCGAGAGCTTGATGATCTGCCACTCTTTGTCCTGTAGCCGGGACTTGATCTCCTTGTTCGCCCACTTCCGGGTGTCGTGCATCACCCGAGTCACTGTGCTGTTGTCCCAAGCTCCTCGGTCCAGACGCCCACCCATTCGGCCGGGAATGTAGCCAGGATGATCGATCATCCCGCCTCGATAGCCCTCGTAGCCAGTCATTTTAGGGTAGTTGCTACCGTCCTCAGCCGACTCCGGCAATGGATCGTTGTACTGCACCGACTTCGCCCCGGGAGCACCACCGCCAGGATAGGCCTGCTGGACAGCCACGGAGCCACCCTCCTCGGGTGACATCCCCGAGGTGTCCGGGTGCAAGAACCCACAGATGTTGAGCGGGTTGCCTCCTGTCGCGATGTATGCCTGCACCAGTCGGCAAAGACTAGACCCTGCCGTCACCTTGAACCCTGTCCGACGGTAGGTCGCCTTGGAACTCGCACCCTCATCGACCTTGGCGTAGTCGATGGTCACGAACCCAATACGAGTCATCTCCGCTGTCAGCGTGGCAATCCGAGCCACTACATCACGGCGCTCCCGAAGGAGCCACTGCGTGATGGCCCGGAAATAACCCACTGAGAACACACTGCTTTTGCTGAACGATGGCACAACCTACCTCCTACAGCACATCTGGCTCGTTCGTTGGGGCTGCACCAACAGCAGGTTGAACCTGCTCGATGCCAATGGCATCAGGAGCCCGAACCAACGTGGTCATTGCCCCAGGATTCGGCTCTTGCCCACCAGCCAAGTCGATAAGGTCAAAAATGAACGAGGGGCCGAAAGGAACCGCCAGAGCGATTCCTCCCCCATAGGACCGTGGCACGTCCGAGGGCTTGTTCTGTGCGGACACCAGGTCAGACACCAGACCATCCGTTCCATCGGAGAGCACCACCAACCCACTGAACTCAGGCAGGGCAAAGCTGAAACTCAGGAGCGACTGGATGAGGGAGTTGATGCGCCGGATGAGCTGCTGGAGGTCCGTGATGACGCCCTGCAAGAACCCAATGTACTTGACGATGGTGTCCGCCATCGACTGAGTGGCTTCGGACAACGCAAGGACCCAGTTCTCCAAACCGTTGAGGAACCCCTCCAACTCGGGAAAACTGTCGAACAACCGCAACGCGATCCACTCCCCATCCTGTGGGGACCGCGTGAATGCCGCCGAAGCAATGTCCAGGGCAATGGCGGCCTGCTTGTAGAGCACCCCTTCCTGGTACTCACGAAACAACCCCCTCAGGTAGATGACGGCCCCCAGTGAAGATCCACCCTTGTTGTAGGCAATCAGCTCCGTAGCCCCAGAGTAGAACACCGGAGTCATGTCCCCCGAGGTGGAGACTCGACCCTTGGCCCGCTGACTCATCTCCTTCAGGTAGACCTGCCACTCATGTGGGATCAGCAGTTTGCCCTCTTTGTCCGTGAACTTGTCGTAGATGATCTCCAGAGACCGAGGAGCAAGCCGCTTTTTCAGCTTCACTACGAGTGGGTTCTCCTGGGAGTACACAATCTCCAGCCCACCGCCACCAGCCCACTCGACATACTCCCCTTCCCGCAGGCGAAGGACTTGTAGCTCTGACAGCCCGGCTGCGGTCAGGGAAGGGTTGGGGAAGAACAGCTCCTCGGCGGCACCAGCACTGATTCCCATGGACAACACGTTTGGAGCCAGTCCGAACTCAGACATCCCGGTGATCATCTTGTCCGGGTCCAATGCCTGGAACAAAGGCAACCGTGGGTTCTGACCGAGGGACGTCACAGCGCTCTCGTAGTCCCGCTGAATCAGGGTGTCCTGCACCCCCAACAGCGTGTACCAATCCACTGTCCGCAAAGCCTCGGTGGCCTCGACCACAGCCTTTTCAGCCCGTGGCATCGGGCCAGTCTTCTCATAGATGTTGAGAGCCATCTGCTGGATCTGACTGTACAGTTCCGACCGCCATTGCTGAGGCGACTGACTTGGCCTCTCCAGAACGGATAGGTCGGGGAACATCGTGCGAAGTAGTGCTCGGGAGTTCTCCAGACCCGTTGCTTGAAGAGCAAACTGGTTCCCGGCCCACTTGCCGTCCTTGTAGCCCTGAGCCACCGACTCGGACTTCTGACCCAACTCGTCCAGCAACGGCAGGTCCGCCCGACTCAGGACCAGGATCAGCAGTGCCGTCTGCAAAGCAACCAGGTAGTCCTGGGTGTTGGCATTGGCGAAGGTGATCTTCCGTGGGGCCGAAGGCATCCCGACGGCCGCCTCCCCCGACTTCATGTTGACGACAAAGGGCTCACCCGAGGTGGCTGCCTGGTTCTTCACGGCGGTGGCCGTGAAATCCCACTGTGGCAGCTTCTTGCCCGTAGCGATCTCTTTGCCCACTGCCCAGACTCGAACGTAGTAGTTCACCGCTGGACCCTCGACCAGTCCAGCCACAGGAAGGATCTCCCCATTGACCCTCTCGAACCGAGAGTCATAGGGCATGTCCTCCAGAGCCAACACGGTTCCATACTCCCCAGCGAACCACTGGGCCAGAGCTACGTCGGACTTAATGAGGAATGTCCGCTGGAAACGGAACAGGTGTCCCTTGCCATCACCAGGCACCCCCAGCGCTGAAGGAGGTGAGGCCCCATCACGGAGCAGTAGCTCCAAGGGCACCACCACATTCGAGGCAGGGTCCAACATTCCGTACACCTGGCAGGCACTGTCCTTAACGGCCTGGGTGCCCGAGTCGATGTTCTTGTTGTACTCCAGGCCGGACCCGTTGAACGACAGCATCTCCGCGCCACCATGCAGCACGATGGACTGATGATCCATCCCCAGCACAGGACCGTACTCCCGTGGCTGCACCTGCTTGCTGGCATCCCCATCCGCCGGCTTGTTGTCTGTGTTCTGTTTGGGTCGGCCGTATTTCAGTGCGAGTCCCTGCTCCAGGGTCGAGACGGTCACCAGGTAGCCCGAGGGGCCGAGGGTGGGAAACGGATTGAAAGGGCTCTTCTGCGAAGCCGGCTGAGTCGTCCAGGTGACCCGGCATTGGCTCGGGGGAGCCCCTCCCCCTGCCTTCAGTGAAGCACTGAGTCCCTGGAACTGGAAAGGCGTCTGCATCGACACAGCTCCTGTGCCGTACAAAGTGTCCTTGATGGTCGGGATAGGCATCCGACTCGTGTCAGGGAAGAAGCTCACCCCGAACATCTTGAGTAAAGTGATGATGAAATTGATCAGCCTCTCGAAGTCCGAAGGGTCTACCGACAGGTAGCAGAAGAAGCCCGCCACCTTCGTCTGACCCGAGAAATCTGGCCGGGTCGGGTCCGTGCGGTCCGTGAGACGAGCGATCATCCTCCGCTCGTAGGCGAGGTAGCCACCTCGGAGATCCTCTGGAGGCCATCCCAGTAGCGCCCAGTCCCCCGTGAGGTAGAAACCGATCTGTCTCAAATCTCTAAGGATGGCACTGACTTCCGCGACGATGACCTCGATGATGCTGGACAGCGGATCGATGAATCCCTTGATGAACGCCTTGGCGAACTCCAACGCGAGATTGGCCACCTCCAACAGGGCGACCAGCACCTCGGCGAAATTGTTGACGGCATCCCTGATCCCTTCAAGGTAATCAGGGATTGCGAAGGTGACGGTGCCCCACTGGCCTCGGACCTTGTCGGGCATCAGCTACCCCCGCCAAAACGGAGCCGGATGATTTTCTCCTCCAACACCCGGACCTCCGCCTCCTTTTCCTGCACCGCCACCTCTAGCAGGGCGTTGAGCTTCGTGAGGTTGCCTGCCAGCCGCAGAGCAAACCCAGGAGTCTTGGGGCCGTGGCCTCCCAGCTCTCCCCACTGTCCAGGATCAATGCCCGCAGCCTTCAGCCGCTTCTGCAAATCCGCCATCTCGTCTGCTTGGTTGCTCACCCTGTCACCCCTTCGGCTGTCTGCTCCAGAAGCAGTGTTCTCTGGCGGTCTTCCAGCCTGGCCGGGAGAGCCTCATCAAAGGCCTGCACACGGGCCAGGGTTCCAATGTACCGGTGCGTCCGGTAAGCCAGCCAGGTGTACCGGATCGCCCGAAGACGATCGCGGACATCGAGAATGAGTCCCAGCTCATCAGGAAGAACGGGACGTACCTCTGAACCTCCTGTTACCTGGTCCGTATAGGCCGTGTAGGGACCACCCACATCAGGGAACGACGGATCCAATGCCGTGAACTCCGTCATCCCAAAGGGATTGGAAGCATCTGGCTTCAATGTGTCCAACCGACGGTCGAGAACCCAGAAACGGCGGTCCAGCAACGAGAGACAGTCGTTGGTGTTGATGAAGGGGGAGTAATCCACCTCTCCCACCAGCGTCGTGACCAACCGGTTGGGGAACAACCCACTGCCCGAGTCTGGGTCCCGAGGATCTCCCAGGTCCAGAACATGCTCTTGGTCCTGCCAGTCCCAGTAGTAGCCGCCCTTGGCCCCCTTCATCACCGACCGGAACATCTCGATGAGTGAGAGCATCCGCTCCCGCATCATCAGCACAGCGTCCACGATCTCTGCACTGAACATCGCGTTCGGACGAATGATGCGGTAGCTGAAGGGTCGCAACGAGTGCTTGTCCAGCACTGGATCCCCAGGGTCCGTGAAGGACCAGAACAGGGGATTGGCCTTGGTTGCTCTGTGCGTTGGGCGCAAATCGTTCTGACCCTCCCCAGTGTTCGGGGCAGGATCCGACAGCTCGGAGAGACCCACAGTTGGATAGATGGCGTACATCAGGTCCGTCTGCGTGGTCGCCATCAGCACGTCAGCACCCAAGGTGCCTGCAAAGCTGTGCACGGGGTCCAATGTGAGGTTCGTAGCCTCCACAGACTGCACCCGATAGAAGCCCCGGTTGTCGTCCAGGCTCGACACCTGGCCCATAACGTGAGGGCTCGGGTTAACCCCAGCCGTGCGGCCCGGCACGCTGGTGTCACCGAACGGGCGTGCACCGCGCTCATCCACCACAGGCATCAGGCCCATAGGGTCAATGATGACGATGTCGCCGGCACGGACCCCCAAAGCCACGAAGTCCGGTGGGGAGACCGAATCGTCGTAGAGCAGGTTGGCGATGCTCGTCCAATCCCCGGGCACCGCCACATCTGGAACATAGCCGCCGACCCAGTTGCTCGGGTCAACGTCACTCTGGTCCGCCACCGTCTCGTGGATGACCTGGTCGGTGATCAGGTCCAGGAGATGCTCATTGCTCTGCTCGTGAGGAACAGGGGCCTGGCGCAACCAGACCTCGAAGCGACGACCAATCACACTGGCCTGGGTCAGCGTGGCGAAGCCCGGAGCCTTGAGCTTCAGCACAGCATCAGAGACGACCTCGGAAACGACAGCTTCCTCCAGCACCACGCCAGCATCATCGAGCAAGCGAAGGATGTCCCCCGGGTTGATGTTCACGTCCTCGGAGGTGAAAGGTCCCAGGTTCGTCCCCTGGTGCAGCACCCCATCGTTGTCGCTCCACACGTCAGGAACACGGGGGAAAGGTGTCCCGACGTTCCAGTTCATCTCGAAGTTCAGAGCCGTCAAGGTCCCGAACTGCTGCTCGTTCCTACTGAAATCGGTGACGATGCCTCGACGGATCTCATAGGCGTACTGCAAAGGATGGAACGCATCGTTGACGCCGTTCTGCTGGCCGTGCCACCGTCGGCACCGTCGAACCTCGAAATGCACCCCCTCCGCTGTAGTGGGGCTGCGCATCCCAATGGTCCCTGCCGTTAGGGACCTAGAGGCATCCACCACCTTGGGGTCCAAAACAGGGCTGAGGTTGGGGACGTGCATGGGAGTCGAAGGCTCGACGAAGACCCCACCCTTGGCCCAGAAGTCCGTGATGGCCAAGGACCCTGGCAACAGGCACGCCACCCCGGCACCAGTGCTCACGGCATGTGGGTCGTTGAGCGTTTTGGCTTGGACAATGTCCAGGTAGAGACTGAGCAGGTAGGGCACGTCCTCGTATACGATCTCCTCCCCCGTCGGGTCGAACACCTCGCTGCCGTAGACTGGGCTTTGATCCACCCCAGCCTCACCAGCAGCGGGACCCGTCCCTCTCACAATCTCCAAGGCACCAAACGTGAGAGCCACGGAACCATAGCGGCTGAACGTAAGGGTGTTGACCCCGTAGGACGCCCCCACGTCATAGCCCACCACCGAGGAGTCATCAGGGAGGGAATCCCCCCGAATCTGGATGGGGATCCGCTGGATTCCAGTACCGCCACCCGAGTTGTCATGCCACCCAATCTGACGACCCGCCATCATTGCGGTCGTCAGATCGGTGGCGGGGGCGGCTACAGCGGAGTCATCGGCCCACTTGAACGTACCGGGCGTCAGGACCAGCCCCAAACCGTCTATGCTACCGTACTCCACACTGAACAGCGCAACCTTGTATTCCGCCAGGACAGCGGTATCCAGGTCCCCCAACTGCACATAGACCTTGCCCGCTGCCGGTAGGATTACATAGCTATCCAGCTCCAGGCGGGGAGTCGCGTGGTTGATGGAGACCACCCGAGGGAACAGGGAGGTAACGAACCCACCGCCACTCTTCAACGTGGCCCCGATCACAGGCTTGTAGAGGTTGGGACCTACCGTGGGCTCCACGGCATACCGGACGAGGTACGTCCCGGCCTTCTCCGTTGCGGAGTAGGGCAGGGCACTGTCCGACCGGTCAATGTAGACCAGGTCTCCCTTCTCCACCCGACCGACATCCCCACTCAGAACAGCGGGTACGACCGTATGGATCTGGTTTCCCTCCGCGATGCCATTCCCCACCAGAATGGGTACTCCATCCGTGTCCAGTGACTGAGACGTCACCAGAGCAGCCGTGATGTTAGAAGCCGTGACGGGCGTGTTCACCCACTCGAAGGCCATCACCCGAAGGGAACCTTCCTCTGCCGGTGAGGGGGCAGGGTTCCAGGTGCCTTCCAGGTTGGTGAGCGATCCCACTCGACTCAGGAAGCTCAGGGAGCCGGCTGCCACATCGTTGGCTGTAGAGGGTACTCCTGAGCCCAGGAGGATGTAGCTGACCCGGAGCTGCGTCTGATAGACGTGAGTCGCCCCCACCCCATTGTCGTGCTCGAACCCACGGGGTCGAGCACCCGTGAAGTCGATGACCTCGTGGAAGGTGAGTCGGTCCGAGTCGATGTAGGCGGAGGTGCTCTGCCCTGCCACCGTTGTGTCGATGCTCAGGGAAAACTCCCACCCGTACTTGCTGATCTTCCGATCGTTTGGACCAGCGGGATCCTGGTGGTCGTGAGGCAGGAACCATTGAACCTCCGTCCCCACAGCGGGCGTGAACGGAATCTGACCGGACCAACCAGTCAAAATGATGTGGCGATACCCGGAGACCGGCCCCGGTGCTGGTTCTCCACCCACCGCATCGAACCCACCAAAAGTCACACCTCCGTGAGCAACCCAACCGGTGTCGTTACCCTGGTAGTCTATGACTTTGGCATCTCCCGACCGGATCCAGATGGTGAGGATGACCCGACCATCCTTCATGTCCGCGATGGAAACCGCCCCCGCAGGACCGTTCAACACGGTGTCGTCTGGACGGGAGATCAGGTTGACCTTGACGATGTTGTCAACCGAGGCCGCCAGAATGGTGTTGAGGTTGCCCGTGTTGATGGCATTCCCATCGTTCAGCCCGATAGCCACATCCTGGAAAGAGATGGCCGTGGTCGTCCCGGCGATGTCGTCGAACAACCGCACCCCCGGTGGATTCGTCACCTGAGGATCCACCGGGTAGTTGCCTGGAGTCGTGTGGACGTAGTAGTTGTCCAGGCTGTAGATCATCGGGGTGCCCTGGCTCACCTGAGTCACGAACCGTGGCGGTTCGATCCAAGACCAGTCATCTCCACCCACGTTCGCATTGGTGAGACGGCCCACCGAGAGAAGCCCCTGCCATCCCAAAGGTGCACCAGGGTCCACCTGCACCAGGAGGAGGTCCCCTTCCTGTCCCGGCACCACCCCGTTGGTCGCCGCCGGATCCGTCTTGGTCTGAGTCATCAGGGTCGAAGGCTCCTGATAGTAGCCTCCCCCGAGTGCTACAGCCGCTGCCAGCACCTCACCATCCGTGAACAGGATCTCGTCCGGGTAGTAGCCTCCTGCAACCGGATCCGCTGCCATCAGCGGCCCAAGGACGTTGGTGATCTCGTTGAACCGGTCCAGTTCCGTGTTCGTACCCCTCATGTACGGGATCTGGATGTCCCCAGCATCGTCGAAAGGCCGGCCGAGCAACGCCGGGGTGTTCAGTGGGAGAGGATCGATGTTGGCGAAGTCCACCAAGCCTTCCAGATGGCTCATCGGCACTGGAGACTTCTGGCCCGTGATCTCTTTGATGGGGAACAGGAAAGGATCCGCCCAAGAAGGCAGGGACAGGTCGATGACTCGACCGCTCGTGTCCACGGTGATGTCCACCCCCTGCCGAAGCGTGGGCATCATCAAGGCTGCCTGCTGCATGACCTCCATCGTCGGGGAATCGGTCGTCGGATCCGAAATGGGGTTCGTGGCGTCAGGAGGCAGGACGTAGATGGTGTCGGACCGCTCGATGGGGTACAGGTGGGCTGGTGTACCGGTGTTCGCCGTAGTCCCCACCAACAGGTCGTTGGGGTTGGTGATGGCGACACCGAGCCGATTCTTGAACGTCAGCACACACCCGTGGAGCACCTCATCCACGAACACACTGGTGTAGAACTTGAGCCCGATGAGGCTGTACTCCTCAGGGAACAACGCTGCGAGGAACTGACCATCCGGCGTACCCCAGCCGATTTTCTGACCGGACTCGAATCCGGGCAGGGCCATCAGAGGGTCGCCCGCCTTGGCATCCGGGATGTCTCCAGCCACATCCTGGGACAGGAACCGACTCACATCCGGGTATCCCGTTGCAGGGTCCACCGGAAGTTCCGACAGAGGCACCATCGAGACGACACAACAGGGTTGTGTGACCGCCGGGGAACCTGAGAACAGGGCATCCGCAAGAAGGCCATTGGGGTAGTAGCCGAATACCCGAGTGCGGGGAAAACGTAACCGGATGAGACTCTCAGAGACATTCGTGATGTCGCCGAGGACTGGGTTAGCCACCTGGCCGATCGGAGTCCCGTAGGTGCTTTCTTTCTCCCCGGTTTCCGGGTTGATGGTGCCCCATGAGTAGACGCCCACGTCCCCCACCGTCAGGTCAGCCCCGATGCCCGGCAACAGGGTGAACAGCACCCTCGCGGACGTGGGGAACAACCGGGAGTACCTGTGGGTCCCACCCATCCGGTCAAACACCCCCTTCGACTCCAAGGTGAAATAGGGAGCGGAGTTGGTCGGGATGAGCTTCGGCTTGGAAGCTCCCAAGAGCAGGACGTCATCCACGTCGTTGCGAACCAACAACTTCTGGTGGTCCATCATCTTGCGGAGGCGTGACACCCCAAGAGGAGCCCCTGCCAACCGGAAGTCGGAGATGGTGGCCACCTCTGGCTTCACCAGGGGGTCGGCCTCAAGGAACGTGATGTCCCGTGTGGCGTCTCCTTCGTTGAAGACCAGGTCCCAGACGTTCGAGGGATTCAACAGACCCGTGATGGCATCTTCGTAGCCTGGGGGTGTGTACTCAGGACCTCGACCAATCCAGAACCTGAACTTCCCATCCCGGTCGCCGATGAACTTGCCGTCGATGCACTCCAACACCTGCTCGAACGCCACCACGGAATCGTTGTAGAACCCCAGCAACGCCCTGGCTGCCCGGTCCTTGTCGAGAAGGTCCCGACGTTCCGAAGGAATCCCGAGGTTGCCCTTGTCCCAGTTGTTGTCCCCCGCCGGCACCGTCAGTCGAGGCCCTCCCGAAGACTGACCTTGCTTCATCTCTCGGACGGCCTGTGTGACGGCCTCACCGAGGTAACTGCGCAGGGGAAGAGCCCGATAGTAAAGGGAATCGGGACTGTCAAAGGTGTAAGTCGCGGTGAGAGTCCCACCCAGGTAGCCATTGTCCGCACTCGGGAGGACGTTGTGCTTGTACTTGGCGAACCATCGGGGGAACTGCACCGAACCACCCGAGAAGAAGGGCTCCATCACCCGGATCTTCGTGTGGGAGAGCAGGAGTTTCTGACCCGATCCGAGTGGAGCCTGCAAAGGCTCTGTCAGGAGCACCACTCCGGTCTCAGGGTCGATCTGGAACTCAGTCCCCTCAGCCAGCGTCCGGCCGGGTTGCTCCACCCCACCGGACACCTCACCGAAGAGAACCAACTCGACGCCCTCGGAAACCACATAGGGGCCGATGCCTACAAGCTGCCGGGTGTCCGGCGGGTACACCGGCCGATAGGAGAGCCGCACCGTCGTGCCCTGGGAGGTCACAGCCATACGGAAAGGGGACGTGAACGTGATCTTCGTCCGGGTGCCATCCTCGCTCAGCGTCGCCGAGGCGATGGTGAATGGCATCCCGGCGACTTCCATGATGTGCCCAGGCACCGCGAAGGTCGAGAGGTCTCCGAGGAACGTGATGCTACTCTGCTTGGCGTTGACGGGCTCGAACGGGAAGGCCGTTGTGGGCACCTCCTGCATGAACCCAGCGGGAGCCGTTGTAGCGATGGGGGCTAGACCATCAGGGTCGAGCACCGGCGTGATTGGACCACCGGTCACCAGGGTGAGCACGTCGTTACCAGGCGACCGAGAGCCCACCTCGCTGGAGGTGGACGGGTAAATGTCCACCCGAGTGGTATCAGGATCTGGGAAGTAGGCCAAGGCCGTGAGGTAGAAGCACTCAGCCCCAATGCGGAGCATCTGGCCAACCTCAAAATCCGCGAGACGGTTTCCTCGAAGCCCGAAGTTATCCCGGCCCGCCGGGATGTAGAAGGGTGGCCGGTAGACCGGGCTCTGAGAAGTCGTGTACGCCCGCTCCCCACCCAGAGCATCGAACACCGAGTAGGTCGCCACAGGGGTGGCCCAAGCAGGAAGATCACGGTTGAAACTCAACCGCATCCCCAGCAAGTGCCCAGGCTGATCCGTGGTGAAGTCCTCCACGCCGAAGTTCTGCTGCTTCGGACCTACGAAAACCAAGGGCTCCACCCGGGTGTCGAGGACGTGCTCTCCCAGTGAATCGATCTGGAACTCGTGATCGCTCAACCGAGTCACGGTCTCACGTCGGGCGAAGACCGGAAGGAACTCAATGATGGTGTCGGCTACTCCACCGACTCGCCGGCCTTCTACCGTGGCCAGCCAGTATTCCATCTCGACCAAGCAGCCCTTGGCCATGGGCTTGCGGAAGCTCACCGCCCCCACCATCGGGGACACCGACACATCGGATCCAGGCACCATCTGCTCGACGAAATAAAGCTGTTTCCCCGCATGTGTGACGGCATCCGCTGCCGAAATGCGGACATGGCCCGTCTTCGGATCGTACTCGGCATCCCCTGCCAGCAAATTCGCTGCGTCACGCAGCTCCTCCACATAGAGGACATCGCTCGAAGCCAGATCCGTGAGCAGGGTGGAGTTGAACTTCATCTCCCCCTTGGGATGTAGGAATCCACCCCCATCCATCCAATCAGCCGTCAGGTACTCCACCCCCACAGGGTCAATCGTGAACGCCGTCACTGCCAGTGGCGAGAACATCTCCGTGCCCACCCAGAGGGAAAAAGCCCCCTCGCCCACATGCACCGTGTAAGGCAGAAACAGGGTGTTGTTGGCTACGTCCCCCAGAGATCTGAGCCCGATCGGATAGAGCGTCGCTGTGAGTCCCACTCCCGGATGCACGGGGCCAAACCGCAAACTCACCGAGCGGCCACTCGCGTTGGCGTCCTCGACATTCGCCTGGAAGTCGGTGACCCCAACAGCACCGAGCGGGGTCAGCATCCGTACCTGGAAGGGCTCCTCCGGCAGGTGGCTGAAGGGCTTGTAGACCTGGTCCGCGACCACCGCCGGGTCGTAGACGCTGTCTGGATAGCCCGAGAAGGCCTCCCACGGGGTCGCTCGGTCCGCGTCCGCGATGAACGGGGGTGTGACCTCGCAGTGGGTGTTGTCCGTCACCGACGTGATGACATAGGAGCCCTGTGCAGGACCCGATGAGAGCTTGATACGGTCCCCGGCCTTGAGGGTGACGAGGAACAGCCCCTGAGCGTCGGTGAAAGTCGTCCCACCCACCTGGTAGGATCCCTGCCCGCCAGAAGCTACGGAGGCCCCGTAGCGGGTGGTGATCTGAATCGTGCCGGAGAGGCCTTGGTCCGGGAGGAGGTAGTCCACCCCCTGCTGCTGGACCACGAACCGCCCCCCATCCTCTGCCGCCAAAAAGGCCCCATTGATGCCCGGAGCGTTCAACAGCGTTGCAGGAACCACACTGGGATTCCCGAGGTTGATGGTCGTGGTGCGCTGTGTCACCGCGTTGGAAGACAAAGACTCTGTCAACCAGGCGAACTTCCCCTCAGTGAACCTGTGCTCGATCTCCTCGTAGTGACCCAACCGCTTGTCAATGATGCGCAGTTCCTCGCCCTGAGAGGCCACGGTCTGAAGGTTGAAAAACACTCCCTCATCGTAGCCCGCGATGTCCTCCACCGGAGCGAAGTCCAAGAAGGTAAACGGGGACGGCTGGACGGACTCCGCCAGGATGACGTCTTCCAGACGGTACTGAGCGATGTAGTCCGCGTCTGGTTTGCTGCGGTCCAGGTTCAGCAGGCTGCGCGAGAGCCCCACCGAGATGCCAGCATCGGACAACCAGTTTGGCTTGCCAGCCTCCGCCACCCAACCCGGCAAGAACCCCAGAGCTGCGGTGCCCGTCAGGTCCTTGGGGTCACCCCAACCGATCTCGACCAGGCCACTGTCAGGGTCCACTGCTTCCAGTACCACCCGGTCCCCGGAGGCCCGGCAAATGCCCGTACCAGCCTGGGCCACGATGCGAGCCTGGACGGAGGCGGCCACCTCCCCAGCGTCAAAGAAATCGTTGTCGGGGAGAGCTGCCAGCAACAGGCTCGAAGGCCAGTCGTGAGCCACCCCGTCGATGGAGAAGTAAAGCACCTCTGAGCCATCAAAACGGAACACCAGACGGCTCTTGGAGGCGATGGACGCCTTCTCGGTGTACGTTGCGGGGTTCAGGGAGGCCTGGAGGAAATAGACCACCTCGCCTGCAAAGCGCTTCCGCGAGTCAGAGCCGAGCTGGACGACAGAGTGAAGAACCCCGCCCTTGATGCCCACGGGAACAGGCTCACGCGAGATGTACCCTGTCCCCCCTGGGACTGAGTGTGGATAGGTGGGCAGATCACTGATGCGATCCACCACCACGACCTCGGTGACAGACCCCCCCTTTGCGAACAGGAGTAGGTCACCCACCCCGTCGGAGATCTGACGGATGAGGCCCAAGGACTGAGGAGCGGCACCGCCCCCAATGGGAGGAAGGCTGTCCCCACCAGGTCGAATGGGGTCATCTACCAAAGCGGGGTTCACACCATCAGGGTCAGGAATGGCTCCCGTCCCATCGGGCATGTGCAGCACACCTGACAGCCCCAGACCACGGAATTGCTCATCCGATCCCGTCAGGTCTTCCGGCCACGGAAGCGCATCCGGCAAGTACATCGGCTCGACCGGGTGCAGCGTCGTGGTGACGCCATCCGATTGCACCAGAGGGCGAGGTCCCTTGAGGGGTTGTGGGATGGCGTTGAGAGCGACCCCGTCGTAGTAGATCCGTGCCCCGAGGAAATGCTTGTTGAAAGCCCCCAGGTTCCCCGGGTCGGCCTTGGCCACATCGGCTGATGAGAGATTCACCCGCCCCGTGGTCAGGGCAACGGCACAAGAACCCTCGGCCGGAGCCCGCAGAGCCAACTCCGCCTCATCAATGACCAACTCCACATCCAAAGGAGTCCGGTTGTTGATGCGGATGAAGGGGTGGTCTGTGGGACCAGGCACCGGGGAGATGAACAGGTCGTCCTGAATGCCCCCAACGTAGCCATCGGCGTCAGCAGAGAACCCTCGGTAGACGTACCAAAGATTCTTGCCCGCGTTCTTCTCAATGAAGGCAGGGTTGAACTGGAGAATCCCATTCGTCTGGCCAACCACCCCAGCACGGAGACTCGTCTCAAAGGGATAGGCGCTCTCGACATCCCCATCAGAAACCACCACCACACCAGTGAACCCATCCGGGTCAGACGTGCCCACAGGGGTACTCTGAGCACCCGCTGAGGAGCCCAGACGGAGCATAGCGTAGCCGTCCAGCACCAAAGCACTGCCAGGCAGCACAGAGCCTACAGGGAGGTTGCTGAAGGGTGGGGAGAGCTTGTAAGTGGTGTCGAACAGCAACCGACCCAGGTCCACCGGGCCAG